CCTTGTACATAATAAACTGTTGTAGTTCCAGCACGAGTAATCGATACTGATCCTACTGCTGTACTTTTAGTATATACATAAAAGTCTGCTGATGTTCCAGTTCCTGTTGCAATTGATAGCGTTGAGGTTCCAGATGATGCTGTTACTGCTGCACCAGTTGCTGATAGAGCGGGTACAAGTGTTGCGTTTACTGCAACTGCTGTTACTGCTGTTCCAGTGTCTACGCCTGTTACGGCAATCTTCAATGCATCTGCTGCATCTACACTGTTATCTGCTGGTACTGGTAGTGATACAGGAGTTGTTACTACTGTTCCACCCGTTGCTGCAGTTCCCGCCACCGTTAGGGTGACAGTTCCAGCATTAGCCTGAGCTGCTGGCGATACAAGCATTGTGCTAGTCAGGGCTGCAGCGATGATTAGCGATACTTTCTTAAATGAGTTCATTTAATTTATTCTCCTTTTTACCTGCCTCTGTTGAGTACAGGAATCTATGTGGTATTTTTATATCACAATATGTAAGACGTTTATGTGACACAAATGTTGCGTTTAATTTAATTCATTTACTCTAACTTGAAAAGAACAGGGGTCTCCGCCCTCTTCCCACTCTTGCATTTCTTCGTCAGACATTGGGGGAGCATCATGTGTATTGCAAAATACATCTGAAATCCATCCTCGATCATAGCCATTTTTAAGCCATATTTCAAACTCTACGTGATTTATATATCCTTCGTCAGGATCTAATTCATCCACTGCTCGATCTCCTTTAGCATTAAATGTTTTGGCTTTGCCCCAATGATTCTTTTTACTTCTTCTCCATTTTCAAAAACAATTGTAGTTGGTAAAGATATAATCCCATACTTTTCTACCATACTCTTATTTTCGTCAGCATTTATTTTACCAACCCATATCGAGCACTCCTCAGATATTTCATCTAAAATTGGAGAAAACATCTTGCACGGCCTACACCACTCTGCCCAGAAATCAACTAAGATTACCTTGTGGGTAGAAATAGCTGTTTGAAAATTGTTGTCGTCGACTATCATATTATACATTATATATAATCAACGTCTTGGTGTCAATAGAGATTGACATCGTTAGGTGTCATCTTTAATCTAATTACATCTTGAGCTTCTTTTGGCAAGCTTCTAAATGCCCTAGTTTTTTTAATTATTTCACTGTCTTCTGGTGCTAAATTGACAAAAATTGCTATAACGTAATCCTTTTCATCAGATGACGGATACTCTGGTCTATTGTGGAAGTCTTCGTCTCCCTTTAGAAAGACTGCTGAGTTAGTAACACTTGGAAAGTCTACTCCCTCAACCGTCAAGGGCCAGTTGAGGGTTGAATCTACAATAATATTTAACGTATGAGTGGCATAAAAGTCATCTACGTGATTTCCTAAAGACGGGATCACGCCGTCTACTATTTGATACTTTACGCATTGAGTATAAACTATTTCTAGGTTGTCTACATTAAATCCGTCTCTAGAAGTTTTAACTAATAATTGATTTATCTCTTCAGGAAAATGAATAGTGTTCCAGTATCTACCATATATTTTTGTGTAATTAAAATCTTTTGAATTCTCTATATGCGAAACCACATGATCTTTAATTAGATTAAAGTCTTTGTCGTTAAATAAATTTTCTTTGTAAAAAGATTTCACGATTCTCCCTTAATAAATAAATCTTTTTGTCCTGTTTAATTCTTTTTTTAGCTTTCTTTTTCTATATAGATAAATAATTTTTTTAATCATTGAACAGGCCTCTTTTTTCTATTTCTTTCATAAAGCATGATGTCCAGTATTGGTGGATAGCGCTTCCACTGTGTCCGTCTCTCTTTTTTAACACAGAGTCTGGAACAGACATTTTGGGATAAAGATTTGCAATAAACTCAAAAAGATCCTTTCCATTCATTTCTATAAAATATTGACCTATATACTTGAGATGACTAAGGTTGATATTGTCATCATAAATCCAAGTAGAGTATAAAAGCTTAATGTTATTTGATTTACAATAAGAAACAAGCATGCTCCATCCAACTGCAAACTCTATATATTGCCTTCTGTATTCATTAAAATCAATTACATTTTCTTTTGGGACAAATTTAGCTGCCCTGTTCTTTTCTCTTTGTGTGACTGGACGTCTGCTTGGAAGTTCTAGATATTTTTGATTGTATTCCCATCCTTCTCTTTTGTCGTTCCAGTAAAAATTTCTTCCAATATTAGGCAGCAATACAAAAAAATGAGTAGGAGCTCCGTATTTTTCTACGTAAGTCATTAGACTTAAAGCTACTTTATGCCATCCGTTACCCGATCTTGCTAAAGAATAGTATCCGCCGATATCATATTTTTGCTTTAATTCAGAATACAAATTGTATGCCCATAATTCATTTAAATTACCGCCCACGCCTTCTGTTTCAGAGCAGCCTCCAAATACTACATGATATTTTTCTTTATGATCTTTAGTAAATTCATCGGATCTAAAAAAATCTGAGTTGTACTTATACGAGACAAGCCCGTCGTCATCACCACTCTCTGTCTTAAATGGCAAATGCGTAAAAGTTCTTGGCCACTCATTTCTATTTTCACCAAAATTGTTAAACCATGTTGCATCAAATTCATTATAAAAGGCGTCTATAGTTCCTGAACTATTTAAAATATTAGCGTTAGTTATTTCAAACGGATCATTTTTGGTATTCAACTTTGCTCCTTAAATATATATCATAAAATCCTAATGTGTGTAACGCAATGGCGTCTACTGACCATTCTTTATTTAAGAATAAAAACTCATTTACAGACTGGTACGTTCCATATGGCGCATCTTCAATTATACCATCGTAAATTAAGTAATCATTTAGCCCTATTATTCCCCCAGGCTTAATCATGTCCTTTACTTTATTTAATGTATCTCTAATTAATCTTCTATCATTAGATAGGTCTATGTAGACATAATCATATTTTTTATCTATTGTATCAAGTACTTGTGGTACGCTTCCTTTAATTACATTGACACCTGTGTATTTACTAAATTTATCCTTAATGTATTCCATGTGTGTCTCTGGAGTATACAGAAGTTCATGTTTTGGATTGCACTGGCAACTTCCAAATTTTCTCCAAGACCAGCATTTTAGATCTTGATTGTACCAGTCTACTAAATCTACAGATAATGGATTTCTTGAGCTAACTACTATATCTGAGTAGTAGCCCCAAGCAACACCCAGCTCCATATAGTCACAATTTAAGGGTAACGTTTTTATGTATTCTTCTCTGTTTGAGTATACACGAGCTTTGCTTAGTTGTGATTGTTCTATGTGGTGCGAACTTTCAATTTCGTCGTTGGCTAAATTTGTTATTTGATTAAAATCAAATTGTCTGACTGGTTTTTTTGGCACCTAGATATCCTCTGCCTAAGACCATTTAGATTGCTCATCAAGAATTAAGCTTTTAGTGTCTTCATAAATCTTTTGTATTTTATCAAAACCCTTGGTGTTTAAAAGCAAATCCTTTGCCTGATCATAAGGATCAGGCTTCTTTTCTACTGGGACTGCGTTGTTATATCCAGGCTCACCCTTATCGTGCACACGTATCTGGCTTTTGGCCTCTGCCTTTAATTTTTCAATGTCGCTATTTTTTGCATCCATATCCAGCAAAGACTTAACCACATACTCTATGTCTGTGGTTGCCTGCTCAAAAGTAAATGGCTTTAAGTTTTTAATATTCTTTTCTATTCCGTAAGCATAGTTCTTGTATACATAAAAATGCTCCATGATCAGTCTATCTAAACTTACATAGTTATATTCATGTGGCTGAGCTATACCGCTAACAATACTATTGCCTAGACCAGACATAATTTTTGTAATTACTGAGGGTATTAAATCTACTGGATCTCTTAGTATTGTTGTTTGAGTTATACCGTCAAATTTTGCTAGCAAAGCTACTGGGGTATGAACCCTTAAAATAAATGAATCGACATAGATATTGCCACCATACTCTACATCCTTAAGTAGGGATATTTTATGCTTATATAAAACATATTGTAGCCATGCAGTTCCGCTTCTCGGAGCAGAGTTTATCAATATCTTGTCGTTTATCAAACGATTATGTATCCTTTAGTTCGTCCGCTGCTGCATTGAATTTATTCATAAATGTTTGAATAACCCAAACTGCAGTTTCTCCAGCATTAGCAGCCATTGCTTTTGAAGATTCTTCCGTCCTATCTTCAATGGCAAGACCATTGTACCATTTTTGGTACAACTCCTCGCCAATTTCTTTAATAATTTCTTCTAATACTGTCATGTTAGCCATTTATTTTCTTGTTCCAATCTGCTTTAATCTTAGCAAGCTTTTCAGCAGCAGCCTTGATTTCTAGTTGGTACTGTGCCTCGGCTGCAGCAATTTCTTTAGCCGATTCTGCTACAAGAGCAGCCTTTGCCTCAGCAGCCAATTGTTCTGCGGTTTTAACCACAGGCTTTGGTGTAGGAGTTGGTGCTGGGGCCTGTGCAACTATTGCTGTTTGAGAAGACATAATAAGCTTTCCCTCTTGTCCTCTTGCACCCTTGATTATCTTAGAATTTGCATTCAGCATACCAATAACTTCATTATATGAAGCGTTAGGATTTGAAGATTTAATTCCAACCCACACTGCTGCTGCAACTTGTGTTGAAATTGAAGACCCCATTGCATTTCTAATTTGTCCTCCTGGAATCATAACCTGCATGTTTCCAGTAGCATAGTAATCTAATCTGTTTTTGTCAAAATTAGAATTGTTATCTATTTGCTCATATTGATCAGACATTCCAATTGATATTGAATCATTAATGCATCCTGGCCACGATAGTCTTGATAGGTCTCGCATATTTCCTGCTGGAAAAAATGAAGGGATTCCTGCTGTGACCAATGAGGATAGCATGCCACGCAGAGTTGGAGTTGCAGGGCAATAATCTGTTGCTGTAGTTAGGATTGCATGGTTAGCTTGTGACATGGAAACCGCTTGAATGTTAAACTTTTCTTTATTATCTAGTACCCACTTGAGGGCCAATGATACTCCGACTTCACCAGTGGACTGTCTCATTCCAGTTGTGGTATTTCCAATAATTCTAACAAACACGATTTTAATATTTGGATTAGTTCTAACAGCAACGGAAGCCATTTGCGTTCCATGATCAAATCCATTTGAAGAAATCATGTTAGAAGGAAGAACCGCTGAACCAGTTCCTTCCATAAACTTCTGTCCGTTTGGACATGAGGCCCATTCTAACACACAAACTTCATGTGCAATCTTATCTTTAAAGATTGGCAACGAAGTGTCTAGAGCTGTGTCTAGAATAGCTAATGTAGGGGCTTTTGGTTCCGCCTTTGCCTCTACAGCAAAAAATAAAGTAAATAGTAGTGATGTTGCAGATACTGCACTTATTAGTTTTTTATTCATAATGACATTCTACTAAATTAGTAGGCAGTTTGTCAAGAGTTTCTATCTAGTCGTCGTTGATACCATTTCCCAGCATCAAGCTGTGGCTGTTGAAGGTTGTTTGCCTCTATTAGGGTTGCAAGCATATTGTTAACTAGATCTAATTCAAATTCTAGCTTGATTACTTGCATCTCTAGCAATCTAAGTCTTTCAGATTTTCTCATTCTGTTCTATCCTCTGGTGTAGGGGCGGTTGCTAATGTACCGCAATTTGCACATTCCATGTCTAAAAAGTATGTAGCAATATCAAAATTTTCAAAAACAACTTTTAGGTTCCAGACAAAACATCCGCAGGGACAAACATGGGTTGGTGTTCCACGAATGTCCATAGCCATATCGTAGTTTTCTGGCCTTAGATCGTTTATGTCCATAAAGTTTATTATACTCTAAATCTCTATTATTGTAAATGGTGGTCTAACCGACATATTAAATTTTGCTGCTGCATCTAGAGCCATTCTAACACGCTTTCTAGGAGTTTTAATTGCTGTAGTAGAAAAAAGCGATCCAAGAGCTAGCTCTTGTCCAGCACCTTCAGCCATGTATTGAACATCAGCCTCTCCAACGTGAAAGTCAGAGTCCATTGTAAATATTCTTCCAGCGCCTTGTACGGCTATTATAAATATACCACCAGCATCGCCATCATCTGTTCCTGTACCAAAACTTCCATATCCTTGTTCTTTAAATGCATCTTTGATAGACTCAATAAACTTTGTTCTGATGAACTTATCTAGGTTTCTGTATCCCGTTGTTGGTTTGTATACAGGTGGGGTCCAGTTGTATTGTAATATCTGACCCATTCTAAAACTATCAACAAACGCTATACCAAACTGACCAACTTTAAATACTTTTGGATCAGTTCTTTGAAATATCAATCCGCTTTTATCGTCTGAGGCAGCAGCATCTCCGCCAAGGAGTACTTTGTTTTCATGAATTAGGGCTACTACACAGGTCATAAGATAAGTATACTATTTTTAAATTATATAGGCAACCTTATTTTTCATCAAAATCAAAGCCATTTAGCTCTCTAAGGGCATTTTCGAGCTCTGACTTAATTAAAATTAACTCCTCAATTGTTTTATAATATTTATCTTTCCAGTCAGTCAATTCTTTTTCTAATTGATATAGCTCAATTTTTAAATCTTTAAGCTCTATTTTTAATAAGTCTTGCTCACGCTCTTTTTGTCTATTTTTCTCTCTCTTGCTCTCGCTCAGACCAGCAATAATTGCCGTCCCCATGCCAGACAATAGAGCAGCAGATATTGCAATAATTATAGTAGTCAGATCTAGATTCATTATACATTAATTATACCGTATTACATATACTAAATTAATAATTCAGAAGCGGTAATCTCTAGTCCAACATACTTCTTTTTTAAAACAAAATCTTTTACTGCGTCTGACCCTAGCTGTCTGCCAGCCAATATGATCAGCCATCTTGGCTCAAATTTAGAAGATATGCAGCTTTCGCACATCAATAAGTTGATAGGCACTAGAACCGACTTCTTAAGACTTAGCTTATTTTTTGTTTTATTGCATGAATAGCATAATACTTTATCCACTTGTTTACTCCTCTATGTGTGTAAAAACAATTTCATCCATAATTGAAAACTCAGAATTATCTATCATTTCTTCATGTTCAACTTCATCTTTAATATATTTTACTAAAGATGCGTATGCTCCAAGCTTTTCTGTTGATCCGTAGCACCCCAAATCATGAATAAAGACTATCATGACTCTGTCATAATACTCTCGCACTAGGAACCCCTTCCAGCTCACATCTTACTCCATATGATTCTAGCAACTTTTTAACTTTAGTTACATATTCAATCAACATTTCTTTTTCTAAGCCTTGGTATTGTATAAAGTTATCTTCATATAATCTTATTGCTAAAAATTCTGGATACTTAACTATATCCATTTGTAAGTTGTGCACTGGGCGCTTAATCCCTCTTAATGCTTTTGCCATATCCTGTGTGTAAAAAACTGGTTTGTTAGGCTCCCCAGTCCATTGATTAATTCCATATTTAAAATGATCTTTATTTTTATCAATGTACATTCTTTGCCTTCAATCTTTTCCAAACTTCTTTTGTCTTGTGTATATTTCTAGGTTTGTCTATGGACCCAGAATTTAAATAGACGCCACCCCAAACTCCATGCTCATTATTTTTTACACCAGACTGGTAACACATTTGTATGACTGGGCAGGATAGGCATGCCTCATCTATGTTTTGTGCTATCTTTTCATCAATTTCATATTTTTCGTAAAATAAGTTTGTATTCATTCCACGACATATAGCAAGATGCCACCAATCAAAATCATCTTCATCAATGCCTAAACTATTTAAGATACTTGACATATTTTTTTGGCAACCTCCAAGATCCATTTTCATTTAGGATAAACGTTTTAAATGTACCCCAACTGTCTTTATGATACATTCCATTTACATTAAAGTACCCAGAGGCATCTTTTTCCCACACAATTAAATCATAATTATTCCAGAATGAATCCTGCAATAAATTATTATATCTTTTAATAAAGATTTCTACTCCAATTGTGTTTAAATGTAGCATTACTTCCTGCTTGCCATCTTTACTTGATCCATAATTCTTTTTCTAAATTCTACATCAATATCATCTAGATCAGAGTGCTCTAGGTGGCAAAATATCATATCGCAAACATCATCTTCTTTAAACTCTACTGGTTTTCTTGAATGAACCTGATGGGTGCCAGAGAATGTTAAAGCTTGATTATCCTTTAAGGAATATTCTTTGCCATTAACTATTATAGGCCAGTCTAATGTTGATTTCATTTGTATATCAAAAGTCAACATTGGCTTTGTAAACACCGAATCTATGTGGAAATCTAGATTTGGCGCTATATGAGAACTTGTGTCATACCGTGCAAATTGAATTCCCAAGATATTGATTCTTTTGCCGTACTCTTTCTCGACAGCATCCTCAATAGTATTGTATATATCTTCTGCACCACTAGATCTTGAATCAAATTCTTTAATATAAAATACAGTTTGTCCCCATGGATTTTGATTCTTAATCTTGTCTTTTGGACAATTTTCTACAGACTTATATATTCTATCTATTTGATCTTGTGTAAAAATATTATCGATAATTTTATTCTCTATGTCTGGATTCATTAGTATTGCCTCAAGTGTGAGGAGTCCTCCCCTTCATTAACCCATAAATTCTTAGAAGCCTCAGAATTATATTCTAAGTTTGGAACTTCCATTCCAATATCAAAAGTGTACCAAGTGGGTAAAGTAAATCTTAAACCTGAATCTACATTTTTAACATAATGTAGATAAGAATTGTTTGCTGGGAACAGTACCATGTCGCCAGCTTTTGGCTTTATTTCTAAATCGTAATCAGGCCAGCCGATTTCTCCGCCCACATAGTTATCATTTGGGTAGATTAGAGCAGTAATGTTTAATTTAAAATAGTTTGATTTTATAAGTGGAGATCCGTCTGGATACTGGCAATCTGAGTGTAGTCCACTTGACATTTCTGGTTGCCACTTAACAATATGGAATGGGTTCCATGGCATTCTCTTTACCTTAATTCCATACTTTTTAGAATAGTTTTCCTGTATTAACTCATAAACCTTATCCGCACATCTTTGCATGATATTAAACAGTTCAACATTTTCTTCGTATATCTTTTTACCTGTAAGGGTCTTACCGCCAGAAAATTCTGGGTCATCTTTGTAGAGCTCTACATATGACATTATGGTGTCAATCTCATCTTGTGTTATGAAATTGTTTACATGTATAATGTTGTCTTTTGACTTTCCTATTTTGTCAAAAAAGTTTTGATAATAACTCCATATCTCATCGTACATTTTTTTCGATCTCCTTTTTAAAAGAATTAAAAATATGCTCTTGGTCCATATTTCCAATCATATAGAAAAACCCATCAAAGTTGTGCTTGTTTAAAAAATTGTTTGTTCTTGGATCCCAAGATGTCCAACATAAATCTATTCCTGCAGCTTTACAATATTGTTCTAGCGTAAAAATTGACTGTATATACTTTAAAGCCAATAGCTTTGGAGAAACATCATGAGGGTAAGCCATCAGGTTATGTTCTATGCCACCATCTTCTTTTCTATACATCTTGGGCTTAAAACCCTTAGCTTCTGGCCACCAGCCGTAAGCCCTAATCATCTCTGGCATCAGCACGAATATCTTTGATGGCTTTCCGTATGAGTTAATATATTTTAAAATGTTATATATTATTCTATTAGAGTCAGCTCCTGGGTAGGATAGGTTTACAAACTTAGACTTATCTTTATAGAACTCGTTATGTATTCTGTAGGCCCACCCATTTTCATACTTAACGTCTATTGGTATAGTAACCTCGCAACCAGCAAAAACAATATTGTTCTCTGGGTCTGCAACTGGTGAGAAATCGTCACACCTTAATCCAACATTATTTAATTTATAATTAATGTCTTCTGTTTCTTCCCATGGATTTTGATAATCAAATAGTTTTTCAACTTTATTTGAAAACCAAGAATAGAAAGACGGACTAATGTCTTCTATTTCATTAAAATATTGTGGTTCCAATTTTACCTAATCTGTTAGTGTTAAGCCTTAATATACAATTATACAGTAATTTAAAATAGATTGTCAACTGTTTTTATGGTTTATTTTTAGGTATTAATGTTTGAGGTCCATCTGTTCCAAACAAAGACTTTTTTACTGGGACGCAGTTAGGAACTCTTCTTCCGTTTTTGTCTTTCATTCCTACCTGTTTATATCCAGCCCAGCAAGCTTTTTCTACATTGTCCCATTTATCTTCTTCCTCATTTTCTGAGTCGTAGGATTTTGAAATTTCTTCGTCTGATAGGTTATATAAATTATCCATTTTTAGTCTTTAATTGCTTGTCCACATGATGAACATGTTTTTGGCTTTTTTGCTTTAGCAGGAGTTTCTGTTTTTGTTTTTCCAGATGCACCAAACTTAGGTCTTCCAAAACCTACAATAGAAATCATTACGCCAGCTTTATTCTTTTTGTAGGCACGAAGTTGTTTGCAAACTTCTCCGCCATTTCTTTGGCTTCCAGATTTCTTTGAAGAAGTGTTTCCTTCAATACACCAAACAGTTCCGTCTTCGTTGTCTTTAACAACAATTCCTACATGAGAAATTCTATCGACGCCATCTGATGGGAAATCAAAATAGGCAATATCTCCTGGCTCTGGATCTGCAATATCTCCATCAACCCATGCCCCAGCCTTTTTAAAGGCTGCTGCTCCGCCTGGAGTATAAACAGTGTTTGGAATCTTTACTCCAGCTTCATTTCCGCACCAGTTAACAAAACTTCCGCACCATGGTTGAAAGTTAGCTTTTGTGTAAGCGCCGTACTTTGTTTCGTTATCCTTTGGACCCTCAATAGTTCCTAATTCTGCTGTAGCAACTTCAATCAAACGTGCTGCTGTACCTTGCTCTGCCATTAGTCTTTGTCCCAATTTGTGTCAACTGGCTGCTCTGATGGCATCTGTCCATCTGGCTTTGCTGCAAGACGTGCTGCTGTAGCATCGATCTCTGCCTCTAACTTCTTATCAGCCTGTGTGTTCTTAGCATCCATTTCTTTGTTTTGAAGCTGTGCTGCCATAATATCTTTAGCGCCTGAATTACCAATAAGAATTCCTGCAAGTGTGCCTGTAATAAATGTTGCAATACTTCCTAGAACATTAAAAAACATTTTGTCGTTTTCTGACTGTGCTCCTATTGGTTGAGTTACAAATAATAATCCGTAAATAATTCCAATTGCTGTTAGAAATAAAATGCTTCCAAGAGTTATTCCTAGAATAAACTTTAATCGAGCATCTAAGTCTGCAGGCGTTAATCTTTCTTTAGCCATTTGTTATTTCCTGTTCTGGTGTAGTAGGTGTAATTTTTATTACATCCTTTGTGCAAGTCTGTGAGGCCTCACAGACTGGTGGATTACATTCTGAGTTTTTCCAGTTTGCTGGATCTTGGCATGGGTATCTATAATGCCCACTATATCCACACGAACTCAATAATACCATTAATAGCCCAGATAGGGCAATAGCGATTGACTTATTCATATCCCTATTATACCCTACTCTGAATCCTTATTTCTGATTGGGCTAGTTGCTACCCATAAAGCAGTCGTGGCTATAATTCCATATCCAACAATAGTCTTTGCACTTCCGTCCAGAACTACCCAAGCAATAAACATTCCAAGAAGGGTCCATGCTTGGTCAACCATATCTTTTAGGATATTCTTTATTATTCTTACCATTTTCTTCCTCCTCGTGAACCTGGTGAATTAGCTCCTGATGAGCCTCCCCCAGAATTTCCTCCGCCTCCTGTGCCACCTCCAGTGGCTCCTCCTGTGGCAACTGCTGCTGCGTTAATTGCTGCACCTGCTGCGACAACTGTTGCTACAACCATTTCTGTTGCCTCTTCTCTTTCTTCATCTGACATATCGGCGCCTATATTGCTTAGTGCTTCAATAGCCGCTCCAGGGTCTGAAAATGCTGTTGATAATAACTCTGCAGGATTTTCAAGCAATACCAAAGATGCTGCTACCTCTGCTGTAATAACAACTTCGTTACCATTTTCATCCTGCCTTACTTCAACTGGAGTAGATGCAGGTAAGTCTTTATATTCAATTCCAGCTTCTTGAATTTGTTCTTTAGTTAAAGATTCTCCAGGAACAATAGACTCTACGAGTGCATCTGCTATCAATTCCTTTTCTGAATTAGTTAATTTTCCATCTTCAGATAAAGCATCTGCAAGGTTTTGAACTTCTTCTGCAGTTACTTCACCATCACTTGCTAATTCATTTAAAATATCTTCTGCTTCCTCTGTATCTATTTTACCATCAGATAATGCGTCATCAACAGATTCTTCTACTGCTTCTTCTGATCCCGTCACAGGCTCTGTGTCAATTGGTTCTGTCTCCACAGGCTCTGTGTCAATTGGTTCTGTCTCCACAGGCTCTGTGTCAATTGGTTCTGTCTCCACAGGCTCTGTGTCAATTGGTTCTGTCTCCACAGGCTCTGTGTCAATTGGTTCTGTCTCCACAGGTGTGGTATCAACTGGTGTGGTAGTTACTGGTGTAGTGTCTACAGGTGGCACGACTACTGGTGTAGTGTCTACAGGTGGCACGACTACTGGTGGTTCAACTGGTGCAGGTGGAGTAGGGGCTGGCAAGGGCGCTGGTGCAGGAACTGCATCAATTACTGTTTGTGCTGCTGCTACTATTGTAGGTGCAGTAGTTACTTTTTCTACGGCTGTAGAAACAATTGCAAGGTCTGCCACCTTTTCAGTTAATGTTGTGCTTGCTGCTGCTAATGCCGTTACAGTATTTTGTGAAACAGTTGCAATAGGTGCAATAACTGTATTTGTATTTGCTGTATTTGTTGCAACAATAGCAGTAACTGCTGAGTTTAATGTAGCAATTTGTGCATTTGCTGTATCAATTGCTGCCAAGACTGCTGCATTGTCTGGATCAGGGGTAGGAGTAAATGCAGCGCCTTGACTAATTGTTCCAGTAAATCCCGTAGTAGTACTTGTATTACTAATATTTGTTACGGGACCATTTGTAGTCTCTCTTACGTTAAATCTAGCACCATTTGGGATTGGTCCAGTCACGCTTACATCTGCTTGCCAGGCACCATCTGAAGGATTAACATCCGCATTAAATCTAACTTGAGTCATTTGTGTTTCTGCTGTCTGCAAAGGATAAACTCTAAGATCCCAAGCAACGCTAAGGGTGTTTGTAGTTGTTGAATATGTAATTCCAGATCCATTACTCCAGGTAGTCCAGTCATATCCTGCTATAGAAATAGAAGGCGCATTTGGAGTAGAATAATAGTTTGCACCTTCATTTACACCAAATGTAATAGTGGCATTGGACCCGACGTAAACATTATTGTATGTGACTCCGCCCATCTGTAAATTAAATGGAAGGTTCATTCGAACACCAGCGTCATCTACATTAGATAAAACGTTTGTGGTAGTGCCAATGGTTGCCGCTAGAGCATTGACTGCATCTTGAGCGTTATTAATTGCTACGTTTGCTTGAGTTAATTGTGTTTGAGCCTCTGTCCGTGCAGGTGTTACTGCTGCCACTGCCGTAGTTGCTGTAGCAACTGTTGTAGTGGCCGTATCTATTGCTGTTTGTGCTGATTGAACTAAAACTGTGGCCGTTTCTGATTGGGCAACTTCTGTTGCAATTGCTGTGGCTACTTGTGCAACTGTGGTTGGGGTCTCTGTCATTAATGGAGTTGCTGTTGCTATCACAGTGGCTACTGCAGAATCTACAGTAGTAACGGCTTGCGTTATTACTGCTTGTGCCGCTACAACCTCTGGTGTTTGGGTTGTGGCTGTTGCTGGTATTGCGGCTACAGCCTGTGTAACTGCTGTTACCGTTGAAGTAATTGTTTGAACAACTGTTGTTGCAGTTTCTACTGCTGAAGATACATTTGATACTTCTGCTACCGCCGTAGTTGCTGCTGCTACGGCCGTAGTTGCTGCTGCTACGGCAGCGTTAGACGCTGTTACTGATTCAACTGCAGTGGCTATGGTTACTGTTGCTGTATCTGATGCTGCTGCAGCTTGTGCAACTTCTGTAGTTGCTGTTGCAATTGCTGTGTTAACTGCTTGCTGTGCAGGGCTTACTACAACTTGCTCTGCAGGTGCTGGTGGCTCATTAGCATTAGCAAAATTAGGACTAAAAAGGAAAAGCCAGCCGATTATAAAAAGGCTGGTTAAAAAATACTGTAGCTTTCTAGTCAACTAGGTATCTCCTAAGTAATGCAATATTTTTGCTTACTTAGTAATTATAGCAGATGTGTTAGTTTAAATTACTTAGAATCTGTTTTGTAAAATCCATTACCTTTAAATTGTATACCAAAGGAGTGATAGACCTTGTTCATCTTATATCCACATTTTTCACAAATTTCTACAGAATCTGACTCTGCAATTGGTCTGTTTACTTCTTTAGTAGAGTCACACTCTATGCATGAGTATTCATATGTTGGCATCTTTAATCCTTTGTTAGAGAGCAGTTTTTTACAGTCATGCTCAGGACTATACCAGTTATTTATAGTCGCTGTCTCCCCCGACTATCCTGGGCGTCGATGCCCGAATCTGCGACTCCCCAGTGACGGGGTGCAGATATCTATTATACTATTACTTTATTTTAATTGTTTTTGGCTTTTTCTCTTCTGGGACATTTTTTCTAATGTGTATATGAAGCATGCCGTCTTTCATTTCAGCGTTATCAACTTCCATATACTCTCCTAATGAAAATGACCTTTCGAAGTTTCTTTTGGCAATACCTTCGTGGATATATTCTCCATCCCAGTGTTCTCCGTGTAGCTCACCTTTGATTACCAAATTATTATTTTCAACATAAACACTTATGTCTTCACGTTGAAATCCAGCAATTGCCAAACTAATGCCATAAGCACCGTTATCGAATTTAACTAGATCATAAATTGGATAGTTAGAGTTTGAAGATTGCATTTTTGCAAAATTTGTATCCCATCCAATAAAAAATGGATCATTAAAAAGATCCATAGCAAGTTTTGTTACCACTTTATTCCTCCTTCAAGCGAATAAGTTAAATTAGGCCCCATTCGGCGACCTATATATTATTATATCAAATCTTAGACGTTTTTACAATTAAACAGACATCTCTTCCATAAGCTTTAAAAGACTAGAGATATCCTTTTGGCTTGTAACTATCATAAAGTCCTCTACCCCATATTTTTTAGATATTTCAAGAATTTGTTGCTTTACCTCTTCCATGTTTCCCTTAATGGAATGATGTTGTTTTTCTAGCACAACTGGCTTTTCTCCCAAATTAGTATTCCAAGACTGCTTGCGATACTCTATATCCTGATCAAGCTCTTCTTTTGTTTCTCTAATTAAAGGATCAATTGTTAATACGATTTTTGTATTTTTTAATTTATTAACCGACTCCTCAAGCCTGCCCTCATGCACAATAGCATAGTCTGTCCACCTATTAGCTAAATCAAGCGTAATTGGAGAGTTTGCAATTGTATAAGATATTGGTGGCTTGAGATTCTTTTTGCTATAAAAGTTAAAAAATTTATCTGCCCATTTATCTGCCAGATCTATTCTTTTATCAACAGTATCAATAAGAGACTTGTCGAAGTTATACATTTCAATGGCTTCTTTTTCTTCATGCTCTACCATCTTTCCAGCAACTAAATTAAAAGTAAGCCTACTGCCATAGTTATTTTTCATTGTTTCAAATATTCTAATTGCATATTCTGGGCTAAGAGTATAAGATCTTAGAGCTAACATAAATTTGAGTTTTTTTGTTGACTTTATCATGCTTGGTAAAAACGGAACAAAGTCTGGTGATCCGAAGGAATAGGTTAGTAGGACTGAATAGGCTTTTGATTTTTCTAGCGTTTCCGCCATGTAAACCAATTCCTTTTCTCTGTTTCCAAAATCAAACCTATGCATCCAATGAAATCTCATTTGTTTTGCATCTTCTCCTTATATGCAGCAAATAATTTTTCTGCCCAGTATGCGTGATACAACTTACCGCAATGCCCTTTGTCTCTAGCGCTTAAATCCTCTATGGCATAACCGTTTTGATCTGCCCATTCGTATAGGCTTTTAATGTTTCCTATGTTTGTATAGTTATTAAACAAACCACTATTTTCTACGCTAGTTGAGGAGTACATATCCCAAGTTCCCCAAAATAATTCTATGTCAAGTATTCGACAAAGCTTCTCTACTAAATGAAAATACCTAACTCCATTAAATACGGCATTGGCATATTTATCTTCAGACATTAATTCTGGAACAAAGTACGCTCCATTGACTGCGCCAGAAAACTGTGCAAGGTCTTTATTCATAATGTCTTTCATTAGATTGGACTCTTCTTTATACATACCAGTTTTAAAATCTTTTAAATAAAACTTGTCGTATATATTGTAGGCTGCTGCTGACTCTATGCCTATCTTTGCTACCCACCTTTGTTGCTTTTCATCCCAAATATAAAATTTAAATAGGTCTGGGAAATTTATAAATAGTATATCTGGCTTTCCAAATTTTTCAATATAAGCAAAAATTTGTTCTACAATAAGATCTATACTGAACCCCTTAGATCCAATATTAAAAAATCCAGAACACTTTTCTGTTTCGGTTATCTTTTGATAAACCCTATAGGCCCAAAGGTTTTCTAGGCTTGTTCCTACACCCTCTGTTTCAGAACATCCAGCAAACAAAATATGCTTGCCATCGTGTGGCTCACCCAGCTTTATAAAATCATCACCCCTGTAACCGTCAGAGTTATATTTATAAGAGTGGCTTTTATCTTCTGGTATGCCCATTCTAATTTCAAAGTTTTGCCTATAGTAGAAAGCATTTGGCTCCTCATACTGAACCAGACCAGAATCAAAATATTTTCTAAAGTTTTTCTTTTCGTAAATTCTCATACGATCAATTTCTTTCATCATAGTCCTCCTCCATCTCAATCATTCCATGCTCTCTTGCTATTCTTTTAGCCTCTTCAGTCAAGGTAATTGTAGCTTCAAGATTTTCATTATACTCTACAGAAATTAAATCTTTTTCATACAGATCTAATAGTGTTTGATCTATATAGTCTTTATGGGCTTGCCAAAGTTCTGGGACTAAGAATTCAGCTTTGTCTGTAATCTTAAAAATTACTTCACCGTATTCATCTACGCCAGACAATTCTACAGCACCTATCTCTATGTAGTGCTCTAAATCTCTTTCGAACTCATCATCTTCCATTTTTTCTCCTTGTGCAACAAGTAGGACTTGAACCTACGATTACCGAATTATGAGTTCGGGGCTTTAACCAACTAAGCTATTGTTGCCAGTTAGTATATTATAACTATAATGTACCTGCCAGTCAATAGCATCTTGCTTATCATTTAATAAAGGCTGCCCTTTTATATTTAAACTTGTATTTAAAAGGACTGGGCAGCCAGTATCCCAATACCATTTTCTTAAAAGCATGTGTAGCCCTGGGTGTTGATCCCTATTGACAGTTTGAACTCTAGATGTTCCATCTTTATGAACAACTGAAGGTATCTTGTCTGGCTGCTTGCACTTTACTGTATACTGCATGTATGGGGATGCAAAGTCCATATCAAACCACTCACTTGCAAACTCTTCAAGCACAACTGGTGCAAACGGTCTAAACTGCTCTCTTTGTTTAATTGTATTAACTTTATCTTTAATATTGGGATCCCTAGGGTCAGCTAAAATACTTCTATTCCCAAGAGCTCTTGGTCCGTATTCTGCTCTGCCAGTTGCAACTGCTGCTATCTTATTAGTTTTTAATTCTTCAAGTATTTTATTTACTGGGTACTCTCCGCCCATATCGTAACCAAGATACGGCCCTTTCCAGTCAATATGCTTTCCGTATAGGGCTGCTGCTGCCCCAAGAGATGAGCCAGCATCGCCTGGGTTTGGCATGATCCAAATATCTTTAAATATATTCCATAGCAATGTATTTGCAGATGAATTTAAGGCGCATCCGCCCATAAAAACAAGGTTTGATTTTCCAGTTAATTTTTTTGCCATTTGCATAAAATCAATTAGTCTTTGCTCATATACAACTTGAACTGCTGCAGCTATATCAAACTTGTCTTGTTCATTAATTGGAAGACCCCAATCTGTTATTCCTTGATGAAAATTATATGATTGCTCATGATACTTTGGAAAATATGAATCTACTTCTTTATAGTATCTTTGCCAGTCTCCATATGCAGCCATGCCCATCATAATATACTCTTCTTGATTAGGCATAAGTCCAATTAATTTAGTAAATGCTGAGTAGAATAGTCCAAAACTGACTGGGTAGTTCTGCTTAAACTTTAAGCTAATTTTTTCGCCTTCCCCTACCCAAATAGTTGAAGTGTTATATTCCCCTATGGCATCTAGCACCACTATTGCTGCGTCTGTAAAACTACTAGTATAATAACCAGCGCATGCATGAGAATAGTGATGGCTAAATGATTTCCTAGGGATTGATTTTATATCAAACCTAGGCTTCCAGTCCCCAGAACCACCCTTTATAAATAGCCTAGAGGCCTTTAGGAGCGGTTTTTCGTAGTAGGCTATAGCATCAGGTACCCCATACGACAAAGCATCCCCAATTAGGCTGTCGTTGACGTACCAATCATTTTTTTGCTTACTATATCTTTCTGCATGACCAGCAAATAATATTTCTCCATCTTTAATTAAAGATACTGAGGCGTCGTGTGATGTTTCATTTACTCCCAGAATTATCATACTGTTAGCACGTTCTTTCCTATGGTATCCCTATTTCTCATTTTTTCATGCATTGCTTTTGCATCCTTTAATTCCATTTTATCACCAACGAATATTTTAATTTTTTTAGTTTTAATTAAATCAAATATATAGTAAACGGCTTGGCTTAATTTATCTCTATCACTAAACTCTTTTGTACCCCAAAAAATAGATGCTGTTTTTAAAGACCCTGTTTCTTTAAGCGCTGGCGGTAGGCCCTCTCTAGCAGAAGCTCCATATGTGCATATATGTCCTTGATCAGACAGAATGTTGTAGTATTTCATAAAAGACCTACCGCCGTATGAATCCATAATAAAGTCTGGCTTGCGACCTATACTGGCTATTAACTTTTCTATCTCATCAAAGTTATTTAGGCATGCAAAATCAACATTTAAATTTTTTACAAACTCTATCTTTTTTTTGCTTGAAGTTACAGCTATAACCTCTGCGCCAATCATTTTACAAAGCTGTATTAAAATTATTGACAGTCCACTTGAGGCTCCGTTAATAAGAACTAGGTCCCCCCTTTTTATCTTACAGGCATAATTTACTAGACCATAAGCAGTTGTTCCTTGAGAAAGAGCTGCTAGGGCCTCCTCTTCTGAAATACCATCTGGGACCTCAAACATTTTCTTTTTGTGAACAGTAGCTTTTTCTGCATACGATCCACTTTCCGTAAAACCAACAAAATTTTTATTATCCATAACAAAAGATGCTTCTACTCCAGGAACCATGGGTGCGCTTGCAGCCATAAAATAAAAATAACTATTTTCAATTTGATAGGTGTCTGCATAGTTTACGCCTACCATTTTGACGTCTACTAAAAATTGATCCGTTCCAGGAATTGGATCCTTAAAGTCTCCATACTCAATAACTTCTGGTCCGCCAAACTTATTGATTACAATTGCTTTCATTAAACTTCCATTTCCTTTTTAGTCTGCTCATTTTCATTTCTAAAAAATTCTTCTACAATTTGCTGAACATACTCTGAAAAATGTTTTCTTATATTGCCTTGAGGCCTTTTACCTATAGAGTTCCATATTCTTTGGTACTCAATAATATTTGAAAATGTAGTAGGGCATACAGTTTTACTATTGTATTCTTTTAAAACGGTTGGCAAAGGAACATGTTTGGTACAGCATTTACATTCCTTTGCTCTTTCTTGATATTCGCTCATAGCATAGTCATCCTTTCTAAAGACTCTGACAAATGATCAGGCATCTTTGGCGCTCTAATCATATTAACTGGGAACTCTTCTTCTCTTCCGAAATCGTTATCGTAACTCATTGATTCATATGTGTGAACATTTATTTCTTGATTTAAATCAAACCTAGTGCCACTTATTGCATTATATATAGATCCGCATACAGCATCAGCTAAGTCTTTTGAGCCTTTTCTGGGGTGGTCAACTTTATCTCTCATAATTTTTAGCTGGAGCAATTCGTCTATGAGCAAAGGTATATGTGGCCCACGCAATCTTTCTTCTAAAACAATCATGGCCATATCGTCATAATGTTTTTTAGCAACAGACAAAATCTCTGTGTTAATGCCGTACTGTTTTAGCTGTTGCATCATATCATGAGAGTTCCATCTATCAAATGTGCAAAGCTTTATATTAAACCCCTTTGTCCTTAATGATAATATATAGTCTCTAACTTCTGCAAAATCTACAGACTTATCTGGGGTCGGAGTCCAGTATCTAACTGCATCTACTTCCACTATTGGCGCTGGCTGGGAATATGTGTCTGTGACTTTTACATTAACCCATTTCTGAACATGAGCTATTGAAACCGCACAGTGGTCATGTTTTTGTGCAAGGTCAACGTGTATAAAATAATGTTTGTCTGGGTCTGGGGCAAACCAATTTTCAAACCTACCAAATTGATCAATGGCTAAAGCTGTGTTATTAAATGCAACTTCAATTTTTTCTCTTGATTTAAAAAATGCATCTACTGCGTCTGACGGCATGCAGGCAAATCTTCCAAGAGCATCTACAGAATTTTTATAAAAAGCAACTTTAAAATCATTTATATTTCGTGTTGGGTTAATTTCCCAAGTAGGTCTTTTTAATGCATACACCTTTGGGATGCTATAAGAAATAATATGATCTTCTTCCCACTCTACAGTAAATTCATTTCCTTCTGTGCCCTCTGGAAGATCCTCGTCCATTTTAAATCTGTGGCTTCGAACTACAATTTCTTTTTCAGAAATTACTGAGTCGTAAAATTTTTGTATTGGATCGTTTTTAAATCTTGGAAAAGATAGCAATATAACCTTTCCAAAATCTGGAAATCTGGAATCTACTGATGCACGGTACATATCATATATAGCATCTGCTGTTTTTGCTTGATCGTGACCAGTAGTGTTCTCTGTGGCAAAGCCAGATATCTCGTCAAGGATTACAACAATTACGTTATACCCTTCCCAAGCTTCTCTCTCTGAGTGTCCTGAGTGAACTGTTATAGCTTTATCAAATTTCATTTCTGAGGCCTTGTCGGTGTACTTGCCAGTAAACCAAGGAGACTTTTCAATTCTTGTTTTAAACCCTTTAAAAAAAACATTGTTTGCTTGCTGTGCGTTAATAGCAATATTCAAAATATCAATAGCATCGCCTGGCGGCTTTCCATAATAAGACGCTGGGTCTTTGAGGCACAGTAGTAAATAAACGATATAAGAAACTGCGATAGTAGAGCAGTAGTCTTTTCCAGAACCTTTTCCTAATTGAGCAATTACTTCGGTAGCCGTTTGTTTAAATATTCTTCTTCCTTCATCTTCTCCAAAAAGTTTTATTAAAGTAGACTCTTTGTATATCTGGGAAGACTTCTCTATTAATGCATACTGGTAATTAGATAAGGGAGGTAGCGCTAGATAATTTGGGCTTGTAACAAACTCACGAAGATCAACTGGCCTTTCTTCAAACTCTTCGCCATCTAAAATATCGATAAGATCATTAAAGTTAAGATTCATTTACCTGCTCAATTATCTCTATTGGCTCGACCAACCCAGTAATTTGAGAAAGTCTTTTTGCTACATCCATTTTACATTTTGGGCAAGAGGCAGTAACTTCTTTTAAAATCTTAATTAATATTTCTTGCTTATGCTCTGTTTCTGCAATTTGAGATGCCATTTCTGCATTGTCAAGAATGCCAACTTCTTTAAGCATTGTAATTCTTTTTGTTTCAATATCTGCTATAAGCTTTAGGGCGCCCGCCTTTACGCTAAGTTGACCTTGAGTATCCGCATCTTCTACCGTTTTCCAGGCCTCTTTGATAAGCATAGAGTAATGCTTGTCAGCTCCAGATATAGCCTCTTTAGCTCTTTCTTTAGAAGCGTTATCGTTATGAACAACAGTCTTCCACTCATCTATAAGGTCAACGACTTCAGCTCTTTTAAAGCCAGTCATAGTAGCAATTTGTGTTGGGTTGTTGCCTTTTAAAAGTTCGGCAACTACCTTATTCATGCGATCAAAATGATCAGCTAATTCAATTTCCATATATATTTATTATAATTCTAGTTGACTAAAATGTCAATTGGAATTTGCTTTAGCAATTTTAAGTAAGATTAAATAACCTATCATATCGTCAATATCATTATCTCCAGCAAACCCTTTGCCATTCTTAATTCTATTTATTTTATCATCAATACGAATTTTAATTTGCTCTTGATTGTCCGCCTGAGAAAATATACGAATTGGGGTCAAAGCTGAGTCTCCGTAGGATATATTCTTTTCAATCAACATTTGTGCTATTTCAAGACACTCTACAATTATCTTATTTCCAGATGGTGCATCTGTTGCCATTAACTGTAAATCTGTAACCCACATTTGATACCCGTTTTCTTTATTTGGATATGATGTAAATCCCATTATTCCATCTCCTTATATAACTGTTTAAGTCCTCTTAGCGTTCCAATATCCATATATTGTCCGCCTGGTCTTACCGCCCGAATGTTAGCACCCTTTGCAATCCATTCTTTTAATTGTTTTCCTGGATGATCTAGTGATGTATCTATGTATCTTATCATATTCTTTCGGAATAGCATAGTGCCCCACATATCTGGGTAATCACAATTGTCTACCTTATCTTCTGACTCAATTACTTTATCATTAGAAACCAAGACCTGACCAACACGGCCTTTTATAGATTCTCCGCATTCCCAAATTCCCAGAACAAGGTCTGCGGTATTATCTTTAAATAAAGGCTTATATATATTTCCAGGTGCGTTTAATATATATGTATCTGGCATACCAATTAGCACCGTATCATTATACTCACCGACCATAAACTTTACTGCATCTGACATTGTTGATGGCTCACGAACAATTAGTTTAATATTCATGTCCATGTTTTGAATAATTGGAACCCACTCAGCTCTTGTAGAAACTCTAACCTCATCACACACTTCAAGCATCTGCTCTACGTGCCACTGCAAAAGAGATCTTTCATCTGATATAGGCAAACAAAATTTAGGGATGCCTCCAATTCTAGAAGCTTTTCCTGACGCTGGCAATACTCCAATAGTAGACATTACTTTTCCCAATCGTGAGGATTAAATCCGTTAGGATATGATTCATTTACTCTAGGATCTTTTTTCCAAGCAATCCATCCCTCTTCTCTGTCGTCTCCCCAATATAGATGAACTACATCTCTGTCTAGGAGTCTTTTAGCATCTTCGCCATGGAAAATATAAACCTTATTATCTTTTAGGAATGGCATCTCAAGGAGCTCTGGTGCCCATTCATTAATGTGTTTTTGATACGGCTCTACACCAAGCTCACGGTATAGTGCATCAGTAAACATTTGAACATCAGTATAGTAATGAACCATATGGTTGTGTTGAATGACTCCTTCAGAACATCTTTCAACACAAAGGTCTATGGCTGCCTTTAGTAAAGGGTGTCCAGCTTTAGCGGCAATCGTTTGAGTTGCTAGCCATGGAGTATCTCTTTCAATATCTAGGATCATATCGTACTCAGAGTTTAACCATGTGTCTACTGGAATCTTGCAATGAGTATCCATATCAGCATATATACCGCCGTGTATGTAAAGAATAGCAAATCTCCACAATCCAGCCTTCATTACTCCCAGAGGCAGGTTCACATACGTCTCGTATGTTTTTGTATCAAAGTGCTCCTTAAAGAAGTTTTCTCTGTCTTGTCCGCTCATGTATCCATGAGTCCATTCTGGATTTTGATAAGTCCATGTGCCTACGCTTTCTTTAGCGTAAGATGGCAATTCATCAAATGGTGTTTCGTAAGTCTGCCAAATCTTTTTTTCTATACTCATACTATCTCCTTTTAATTAACTGAAACTTTTCTAAATGTCTCTGTATAGTCATAGCAGAAACCTTGCACTCATCAGCAATTTCAGTTACTGTTTTCTTTTGAACAACATATCTTCTATACATCCATGGCTGGCTTTGATATAGTTTCATATTTACTGCAAATACTGTTGTGGGATTATGTCAATAATTAGATGAACCCTGCTGAATTTAGATTTATTTTCAACTCTGTGCATCTTGTTGTTATTTATCTCCCAGCATTGCCCCTCTTTCATAGTTGCATCTTCGCCATCTATTGAAAATATGACCTCGTCATTTGTTATTATAGGAATATGGTTTCTGCGGGAAACATCAAGATAATCTCCAACATCCCAATGGGCTGGAATTATACTATTGCCGTTAAGCATGGCAAACATAACGTTTCCCATTCTTCCACCATGAATGCGCTTTAAATCCATTACTATTGGGTATACAGCATTCCATAGAGCCGACCCCTGATTACTTATTCTTTGTATATACGGGTCTTTAACTTTCCATGCTATATCATATTTGTGCAAAAAGTATGAAAATGTACCAGCTAATGCTTTATGCTGGAAGCGCTCATCTTTGCCCAAAACCCATTCTTGATCCAAATCTTTGATTAGCTCTTTTATCTTTGACACATCATAGTCTTTATGATGCTTAAACGCAAATTCTTCTTGCCTCTTTGATATGTCCACCTTGTTTTTATTTTCCATCATATCTATATTATACTCCTATTATCTTTTAGTCAATACTTCGTTAGAATAATGGGCAATGCCAAATGCATCTGCTACGTCAAAATCATTTAATGATAGGCTATATTTTTTATTAAAATAGTCTACAGTTCTTTGCTTACGCATATTTCGTAATTGAGTTTTATACCAAGAATCTGCATACCCTGGATTCTTTAATCTTATTGCTGCCTTTTCGTCTTTGGTTGGGTTCTTATTTCCAATATACGCCTGCCAGGAGCTAGGTGGGATAGTAATAACCGAAGCCCCAGTAGACATAAGCTCAGCAATAACAACACCGTAGACGTATGATAATTTTATTACCGCATCGGGTGATCTGACAAGTATGGCACCTTCGACAACAATATAATCAGACTTTAATTCATCTAGCATTGCATTCATTTTTATTTTTGCGTCATATATTTTTTCGTATATATCTGCGCCTTTAAACTCTATCTTCCCCCACTTTAAAGGAATATTGTTTTCCATTAAGCAAAAGGCCACGGAGTTTGTTGAGGCATCTATTCCAAGCACTCTATGCGCTTTAGTTTTTACTAGACTAGCTAAGTTCACTTATTATGCCCCACAAAATCTTTTTGCTTTCGTTATTTAAATTTTTTTCACAAGTAGAACATACAGATAGCTGGTTATATCTGCTTAGTTTAGTTTTGCAAAACTTACAAGATCTTTTTGCGCCGTTCTTGATTGCCTTTTTTTCATAATACTTTTCCATAATTTTACGATTTGTTGCAACCCTACAGCATTGCTCATTACAGTATTTTTGATTATGTGTTTTTGGCTCAAAGTCTTTTGCACATTCTATGTTTGAGCAAATCATATTTTTGGAACCTCAAATTTTTCAATCTGAACAGTTCCAGTTTCCATAGACCAGCATGCATCTTTTGCTGGGCAGTACTTGCAAGAAGATGTCGACTTTGTAAAAGATCTCATTGGAAGATCGCCTTCTTTAAAGTTATCCCAAACCTCGCACATCCATGTAAAAGTATCATCAATAATCTTTTTATTTCTATCATTCATTACGACTGGTATGATGACAACTTCCTGCGTGTTTTTATTTTCATACAAAAAGAATCCCTCTTTGGCATCAGTTAGCTTCATGTAAGTAAGAAGCTGTAGCATATGGTTTGCTGAGGACTTCATCTCTGCTTGACGGGTATCCCAAACCTCTTGCTTGGCGGTTTTGATTTCACCAATTATTGTTTCGCCATCCCATTCCATAACCAGGTCAATAAACCCTCTAATTGGTGGGTATTCGTTTTTAATTTCACGCTCTTCCTCAACAAAGTTAGGCATTGTCTTAATTAAATTTTGCAGTCTTTCGTGAGCCTGTGTACCCTGAGCCATATTAGCAATAGCAACAGAATCGTTATCGTTAATAAACATAACTCCGCTAAATGCAAGATACCAATATCTAGGACAATTACCGTGTCCATACCCCAAAGAGCTTGGGCTAAAAGATGTTTTTGTTGTTACAGCATCTTCTCTTTTGGTTGCTAGGTATGCGTCATCAAGCATCTTGGCAAACACTTCTGGATCAAATTTACCAGAAGTTTTTTTAAACTTTAAGTTCTTAACGATATCTCTACCCATTGTTTGGCACCCACATTTTTTCTTTTCCTTTATTGTGATATCTAGCCATAACAAACAATAAGTCTGATAGACGATTTAAATACTTAGCAATGTTTGGATTTACATTTTCTATCTTCCAAACCTCACGCTCTGCCCTTCTTACAACAGTCCTTGCATTGTGCAGTGGACCTGTTGGTAAAACAAAAGATCTTAGAGGTTCTAGATATTCATTGTAGTCATCAATTACATTTTCTAAATATGTCACTCTGTTTTCAGATATTGCTATTGTTGGGGCCCCCGCAAGCTCTGCACCAAGATCAAATAAGTCGCTCTGAACTCTTTCAATAATATCATTATACTCATCTGTTGCCATTCCAATAGCAGAGTTAGCCTCATCTACAGCACCTATTGCTTCCATTACGGGGCTAGTCTTAGACACCCTTTCGTTATTAGCGTTAGAGGTTTGCCCATCGTCACCAGTTTTAGTATAAATTTTACTTAGTATTACCATTAATGACCCCTTAAAGAACGCCAAATATCTACTGCAATTTCATTAACTACAGATAAAGCAACAACTGTTATAAAAAGCTGAGCAATAACTAATATTGGAAAAGATTTATTCTTAACCTTTTCTTCTAATAATTCTACTTCTTCTAATAACTCTACGGCCATCTTACTTCTCCTTTAGTAGAAAATACTAGGCCAAGGTGGTCTCCTGGTTCGACAAAAGTTTCATTAATTCCCTTTTGTGCCCAGCCCCATTCATTTCTTGGAAATGGCAAGGCCTGATTCTTTTTTACTAACACGGCCCAATATGCATTTTCTGGTGGCATGTCTTGGCATTTTTCAACACTGTTGTTGGGAAAATTATTTACTCTGCAGACAACAGCATTTCCATACTTTGCTGTCCCCTCTATCTTATATCCATTTGCTTTTAATAGGTCTAAAGAATTAACTTTACCACTAGCACTGACGCATTTCTTTTCTACTGTAGAATTATTTCCGTAGTCTACGTGTAGGTTAATGCACTCTGGTTGATTAGAATTTAAAACAAACAATCCTATTGCTGAGCCAATAAAAATAAACAAAAACATAATTCTTTTTTTAATCATTAGTTATACCTAACCACATACTTAAGCGCATCTACAAGTTTGTCTATTGATTCTTTTAAAGAATAATAAACGTTCTTTTTATTGTTGTTTGTAGTGCCAGCTTTATCTTTTGCAATAGTGGAATAATATGAGGCAAGTACAGCAAATTTAGTAGACATTGCCTGAAGCTCCATAATAAGCATTGGTGATTTTGCAGATGGCACATCTGGGTTCATTAATAGTTTTACTACAACTGCTAGAGCTTTATCCAAGTGTTCATCTTTCATAAATTCATGAAGGTCATTAAACTCAGTAATATCACTGATCAGTTCTAGAGTATTTTTTGAATCAGTTTTATTTTCCATCTCTATTTACCCAATCTGTGTAGTATCCAGCCCATAGTCCTAATGGGTATGCAATTACAATCCCAAGCAAAACTCCAAAAAGAAACTCAATCAAAAGTGTAACCTCCATATACCGTCGCATCTTAAGGCATGTGCCTGTAAGGTAATTCTTCGTTCATCTGTTTTTGCATTTACTGGTGGGGCAATTTGATGCCATGGATCACCAATAACATAAAACAAACTTCCCTTAAAGTATTCTACAATCTTTGGCTTATCCATATCAAACTCTAAAATCTTTTCGCCATTAAATGGATAACCAGAAGCAGATTTAATTCTATCTAAATCTGACATAGCGTCCTTTTTTATACTATTTGCATATTCTGTTTCAGAATCCATATCCATATCTTTGTCCCAAACTACAAGGCCAGATCCATTTTTATGAATGTCTAAAGCAACAGTTATTGTTAGTAGGTCATCTTCAACTTCTTTATACTTTGACCAAACTCCCTTATGATTATATGAAACTGTATCTGAATGTAGCTCTGTGGAATATCCAAGATTTGGTATTGGGTTAGCCGACCCCATGTTTTTCTTTTTTAAACCAAAAACTTGAAACCCAGGAATAGCAAGGCTTTCCTCTAATTCACATTTGCCAACTAGTGGCTCCATTGTTTTAATAATTAATTCGTATAAATAAGAAAAGTTTTCTTTTAATACCGAATTCATCTTGACTGCGGAGTCAGCATATTGATTTGGTCTAGCACCTTTATAGGAATCTAAGTACGATGCTGCTCCTACTGTATAGAACATGTTTAAGCCGTTTCTTGGCCTTGGGGTCCAATGTTCTTCTAATCTATCTAATATATCGATTGTTTTTAGGCAATCTTCTTCAGACATTAATTTTATCAAGCCATATTGTTTAATCATTTTTGTATTTTCTTTTTAGTTATATAGGGACCAAGATCTGCTTTGATTGCTCCATCTTTTCTTAGCCTAACAATTCTACCATTTTTAATAACTGTTTTATTAAAAGGTATCTTATTATTATTTCCCATTTTTTTCCTCCCAACAATTTATTAACTCTTCTAAAACAGACCACTCAATTATTCCTAGTCTAACCTTTGACTCATTGCCTATTATTATTTTGAGCGCTGGGTGCATGTCTCTATCCACCTTAAATGTGTCTGTGCATATTTTTGCCCAAACATCTTTATTTAATGTAAATGACTTTGAAGCCTCTTTATAATCAACTAAGAACTGGTTCCACTTAGCATCACCTTTTTGATAGTCTCCCCTGCCAGAATTTTTTTGAGCTTTTGCGCCATCACGTTTAACCTCTGATCGTTCCGACATTAGTTCACCCTGTATTGATTGCTATGTCCATCGGGGCACTGCCAAGACATTATTAATGTATCTGGGTCCCAGAAAGACTCTTCTGCATCTTTACTGCATTTGCCACATGGTTTTGTTCCAGAAATAGTTTCTAGATTATTCTTTTGTATCTTTTCTTTTTTATTAAAGAATTCATTTAGATTGGGCATTGATGTTAACCCTTTCCATTTGATCTGTATTTAATATTTTTGGTGGAAGAACCCAAGTTGATAAGTCTTTCATTCCTGGTGAGGTCAGGAAAACCACACCATCTTCTTCCCACATAAAAGGAACTTTGTGGTTTGTTTGATTTGAAGATTTTGTATACGATCCAGATTTAAATTCGTCAGAACCTTCTGTCTCTATACAATAATTCATTCTAATTGCGTATCTATCGTTTTTATATGTAGTAAGTACACCGTGATAAAATGGCTCACATGAAGGGAAAACAACGGCATCTCCTGCTTTTGGTTTTAGTCCAACTATTTTTGTTCCGTCAAAGAAACAAATTTCTCCTCCATCATAGTCATCGTTTAGGTATAGCATTACTGTAAAGATTAGTTTATATCCTGGAGAGTCCATATCTTGTTCAAAATAGTCACTGTGAAATGCAGAGGATGTCTTTAAAAATCTTTTATCTTGATAATCTTTTTCATAGTTATACTTCAGAAATGCAATTTTTGTATTTTTTGCCTCTGTCAGTAAATCAACCTTCTTATAGGAACTTGGCCAAATGTTTTTGTTTCCATATTTAGATATAAAATCTTTTGAAATATACTTATATGAATTATAAATATTTTGGAAAATTTCTTTTTGACGGACATCCTCTTGATTATTTTTGTCTAAAGGATTTGCATTAATTGATTGAGAGTCTATTTCTGTCATTATACCCATGTCTCCCCAATCATGAAATTTTTTCATAATGTAGGTATCTTCGGTATAACTTTCTGCTTCCTTGAAAAAAGAAAGCAGCTTATCAATATCCTTAAAAGCATTTCTATATACAATTGCACCAGGGATTAAACTGTATGCTTCTATATCATTTGCTTTATCAGAATTTTGCATCTATTTCCTCTTTTAGTTTAACAACAACTTCTGGATTGTCCTTTAGGTACTGCACAGCTTTGGCACGACCCTGAAGTCTTTCACCGTTGACTGTATACCAAGCTCCGCCTTTTTCAACAACCCCTGTCATTTCTGCAACGTCTAATGTCTCTCCTATATAATCTACACCAAGAGTTTCCCCTTGGTAGTAAAAGTCATACTGTCCTGAAAGATTAGGGGGGCCGAGTTTGTTGTAATCAATAATCCAGTTAACTGGTCTTCCGACTCTTTGTTCGATAATCTTGTCGCCAACTTTAATACCAGCTTTAATAGCATTAGCCTCAGCTTCAGACGACCATAGCTTAATGACTGTGGAAGAAAAGAACTTGACTGCCATGCCACCTGTGGGGATGTGACTAGCATGCATAGATCCAAATTGATTTCTTTGTTGCGAGATGAGAACAAGTAGTGTTTTTTTGTTTGCATAATTTAACATCTTGACTGCGTGGGTCATATCCTTTGCTTCAGCGCCGATTTGCTTTGTATCCTGCAAATCTTTCATTTCATTTCCATCTTTTTCAAAATAAATTGCTGGCAACAATGCAGAAATTGAGTCAACAACTATCATATCAACGCCAGCATCCATTAGTTTTGTTGCAACATCAACCATATCGTTAACTGTTTTTGCTGAAGAATAAATTAGTTTAGATGAATCTACTCCTAAAGACTCTGCCCAAGACTGATCGTAAGAAGCTTCAGCATCAATCCATGCACAAGTCTTGCCCTCTTTCTGAGCTATTGCTATCATCTGTAAACAAAAAGAAGATTTTCCAGCAGACTTATTTCCCCATACAAGAACTTGTCTGCCGTAGCCTAGCCCTCCACGGAGAGCCATGTTTAATCCAATGCTTGGTGTTTTTTGTTTTTCAACAACAACATTTTGTGCTGATTGCACTCTTGCTCTTGTTTTTGGGTCTAGCTTTGCTAATACATCATCTATTAAAATATTCATTGTTTTCTTTCTCTATATGCTTATTATAGCATTAAAATCAGGGTTTGTGTCATTGTAATTAAAGTCTTTTGATCTTTTATTTAATACGGGAGCAGGAATTTCATTGATCTGATTCTGCATCAGCATCCTGATTATCAGTTTGTTGTTCAATGTTCTCCTTTAGCTCAAATACAAACGAGGAGCTATCCTCAAGATATTCGACGTTTAAACTTTTTTCTGAGTTAGATGCGTTTAAAAATACATCAATCGGAATTGATACCTTTTTTTGCGACTCTAATATTGCAACTAAAATATTAGTAGCATTCATTGCTTGATATATTTCTGCTGGGGTTTTACTCATCTTATTTCCTTTATCATTAAAGTTCCATCTTCTAGTTTAGACAAAACGGGTTTACATTTCATTCCCTCACGCATTCTGCCAAGCACCTTTGAATACATAGTTGGGAAAGCAATTGCACGTTGCAATTCTTTATTTTTATTAGTCATAACAATGTGTGCCATTGTTTTTCCAGCTTTTGTTTTATATGGATTAAAATTAATTACCATCATTTCATCATCTTCCATATCATATTCTTTTCTATACAGATAGTCAACAAATAGGTCTGAGCCATTGGGGTCAATTTCATTGACCTTAACGTATCTTGCAATTCTATTATCTCCGACCAGAATAAAATACATCTGTCCTGTTTCAATTTGAGTTTGCTCATTATGAAATAATCCAATTGATCCAGTTTCATCAACAAGCTCTACTCTAGCCCACCCAGTTCCTCTTTTTATACTTTTAACCATTCCAAATACTGGGAATGATCCTAGGTCATCAAAGTCTTGAATTGGTCTTGCTTGAGCTTTAATTCTTGGTGGCAAATCAATATTAAATGTTGGTATACCTAAGTATTCGTAATAGTTTTCTTTTTCTTTGCCAGTACGCTTATTATCCTCAAAAGCAGCCCCACCAATACTATTAAGAGCAGAAATAGCCCTGCTGTTAATCCCACTACCCTTGGTAGACGCCTTTTGAATAAACTCCGAATAGTCTTCATACGGTCTCTTTTCTATGATTTTATTAGCTATGCTGTCCGATATAAACTTGACTTCAGCTAAGCCAAATTGAACTGCATTTTCTTTAAGAGAAAAATACAATTCTGATTCATTGATGTGAGGCAATAAAATTTTAAGATTTAATCTCTTAGCCTCAATCAAATATTCTGTTCTTTTATCTTTGTCATTTTCGTTTTTAAGAATTGAAAAAATAAATTCAAGTGGGTAATAGTGCTTAAGCCAAGCCGTATAATAACTAAGCATGGAATAAGCAACAGCATGGCTACGGTTAAAAGAGTAGCCAGCATGAGCCTCGAAATCATGCCATAACGCTTCGGCCTTTTTCTTAGTAATGTGTTTTGAAGCCCCATCAATAAATTGATCTTTGAACTGGTCGAATTCTTTTGCATCCTTCTTCTTTCCGATGATTTTACGAACTTTGTCAGCTTCTGACCAAGACATACCACCTAAATGTACACAAGCCTGCATAACTTGCTCCTGATATATAATAACACCATACGTATTTTCTGTAAAAGGCTTCATAATCTCATGAACATAGCTAACGGCTTCTCGTCCATGCTTTCTATTAATATATGAAGCTCCTACAGTATTCATTGCTCCTGGTCTAACCAAAGCATTAGATGCAGCAAGATCTTCAAATTTGTCCACACCCATTTTAATTAAAAGGTTTGTGTACGGTGTAGCTTCAGCTTGGAATACTCCCTTTGTATATCCTTCGCTTAATGTTTTATAAACATCTAGGTCGTCAAGTGGTAATTCAGACAATACAATTTCTTTATTGTGTCTTTCTTTGATTGCTTTTAATGTGTCTGAAATTACAGATAATGTTTTTAGTCCAAGTGCATCTAGCTTAATAAGACCAATGTCTGCGACTGTATCCATGTCATACGCTACTACTGGGATACGACCAGAAACTTTATCTTGTGCATCCTCACGAGATTCAATAGGAGCAAAATTTCTTAGATCATCCTTTGCAACGACAACTCCAGCAGCATGAACTCCAACGCTTCTAATTTTTCCACGCAGTCTTTCTGCAAGCCACACAACTTCTGGGTACTTCATTCTAAACTCTTTTGTGTTTGGAGACTCCATAAAGTCTTCAAATGTATCAATTGATTTCATTGCACGATTTACATCCTGCAACGGAACCATAAATACACGAGCAGCATCTCTAATTACTCCCTTATCTTTAAAGTAAGTGTATGTAGAAATAGATGCCACATGCTTGAATTTCTTTTTGAGGTAATCCTTTACTTCCTTACGGCGACGATCTTCAAAGTCTGTGTCGATATCTGGAAAGTCGTTACGTTCTGGATTAATAAATCTAAAAAATAGCAAGTCATACTCAATTGGGTCTACATCTGTAATTCCAAGAGAGTAGCAGACCAAAGACCCAGCAGCAGAACCACGTCCTGGACCCACCATGATATTATTTTGTTTAGCCCAATTAATCATATCTGCTACCACAAGAAAGTATGATGCAAATGATTTATCTTTAATTATAGATAACTCTTCTGCTAGCCTGTCCGTGTAGACCTGGTCCCCGTCCAGACCTAGCCTTTTAAGGCCCTCAGAGGCCATTTGAGAGAGTTTCTCGTCAGCATCCGTCTTGGGTACTGGGAGTAGGTCTAAACCGCTGTTAAAATCGTATTGGCCAATTTTATTGGCTATCTCAATAGTGTTCTCATAAATGTCTGTTCGTTTAATTCCAGATTTATTAAAGTCTGACTCTATTTCTTCCCTAGATTGGATAAATAGGTTATAGTCTTGAAAAGAGATTCTTCTATCTGGATATAGGTAGTTGAATCGATCTAGCATATTATTCATATTTCTAGACATTTCAAAGTCTGCTTCTTTATCTGATTTAGGTGATGTGGAAAGAATTAGCATGGCTTCTTCCAAAACCTTATCTTCGCCTTTAGCAAAGTGTGCATCTCCTGTGGCAACTGGCTTGATTC